GCTTTGGTGCTCCAACTACAACAGCACAAGGCTCCGGTAAGAAACACGTATTTAAAATTGGCCCAGATATGCCGTCTGCAACCTTTGAACAAGGCTATAAGGACATTAGTACTTACCAACAATTCAGTGGCGTGCGTATGAATAAAATGTCTTTAAACTTCGGTGGTGACTCTGAATTAACTGCATCTATTGATGTAATGGGCTGTAAAGAAACTATGGCGGCGGTACCCTTCGATACTGCACCTAAGTCTATTACATTTACTCCATTTGAAAACCTCGAGGCCACCATAAAAGAAGGTGGCGTTACGGTAGCGAATGTATTGTCCATGAGTCTTGATATCGACTTCGGCTTGGACGGTGACTCTTATGCTATCGGCGGTAAAGGCTTCCGTACTTATATCGATACAGGTATTATCGGCGTATCTGGTACTATTAAAGCCTTCTTCCAAAACATGGACCTTTTGAACAAAGCAGTAAATGGTACTGAATCTAGCTTGGAATTAACCCTTACTAAAGGTACTAACTCCTTGACTATTAAATTACCGGAATTGATTTACGAACGTAACTCCCCTGGTATCGATGGTCCTAAAGGTGTTAATATCGAACTCCCATTCAAAGCATATTATGGCGATGACGCAGGTCAATCCGCAGTAGTATTTGAATTGGTTAATAGCCAAACATCTTACTAATCTAACTCATTAGGAGGTATCTATGAATATTCAAGGTAAAGAATTAAAACCAAGAGCCCTTACATGGACTGAACGTGATGCATTAATTAAAGCCGGTTTAGACTTCGTGTATTGCCCCGTAGATGTTGATGATCAAGTAGCATCTATCGTTCGTAGTCGTGATATTATGCGTTTCATCTTAACTGATGTGTACGAGCTCACAGACGAACAACTCAATACTGTAAGCGATAAGGACGCAATGAACTTCGCCGGTGAAGTCATTACATTAACTTACCAATTACAAGAAGAAACAGAAAAAAACTAGAAGAGGCGTGGAGGTGGATGTCCTCGGATAGGCCGAAGTACTGCAAGGGATGTAAGGAATTACAAACCGCTACAAAGCAGTCCTTCGACTGCTCCGAGTGTGACTTTAACCCACCACGCCTATTATTCGGTTCAAAACTGGCTATGAAACTGTATAACCTATCACGCAGTCAAAGGAATTACCACTCAGGCGGACTAGCCGGGTTTGACTATCCGGCTATACGTACAGTGGCTGAGATTAATAACATTAATCTAAATCCGATGTTATTTAGTCTTATGTGGATATTGGAGGGATTAGAAATGGAGGCGATGAATAAGGATGTCGAATAATGTAGTAGATATCGTAGTGCAACTGACCGATAAGAATGCAAAAGCCGGTTTAGAGAAAATCGCCGCTACCTCTAAGGGAACAGTTGCAGAGCTTTCAAAATTAAAGAATGAAATGTTTGCCATCGGTGCGAGTGCCGGTCTTGCCGGTTTAGGTTCTAAACTCGCTAAAGAGGCACTAGCTTGGAACTTATCAGTAAAGAAGATGCAATCCTTAACAGGTGCGACTGCTGAACAAGCAAGTGCATTCCTCTCCGTTGCAAACTATATGGGTGTAGCTACTGACGTTAGTACTGTAGCGTTCGCTAAATTTGCGAAAGCTGTATCTAACGCACAAGATAAAATGCAAGTTGCATCCGCAGAAGGCAAACTAGCTACTGACATGTTCAGCCGGCTAGGTGTTAGCATTGATCAGATTGAGGGTAAGAATACCCTTGAGGTGTTCAAAATCATTCAAGACCGATTAAGGAACATGAAGGACGGTGCTGAAAAGACACGGGTTGAGATGGAACTGTTTGGTAAAACAGGGTACCAACTTCACGGAATGCTGAATATGTCCGCCGAGGCAATGAAGCAAGTCGAAGACCGTGCAAGGGCAATGGGGTTAATCATTGATGATGAAGCTGCCAGAAAGTCCGCTGCCTTTAATCGTCAGTTGAAAGATATGGAACAAACCGGCAAGCGATTGGCTATTATGATTGGCCAAGAACTCTTACCGGTGGTTATGGAATATGCACAAGGTGCAATCGATTTAACAAAGTCTTATAGCAATCTAGCTACAGAGCAAAAGGAAGCTATCTCAGGTCTTATTAAATTCGGATTAGAAGCTAGTATAGCAATCACAGGAATTCAATCCATTACAAGTGCATTGAAGTTTATGAGATTGGCTACAATAGCAGCCGCCGGACCTTGGCTTGCATTAGCAACCGCTATCGGCTTAGCCGGTAAGGCACTATTAGATTATCGCTATAAGGAACAGACCAAAGGTACAGACCTAGGTGTTGATGTTAACGGTCTTAGAGCTCATAAGAACTTAAATGCACCTGGTACTAACTCGGCTTACATGGCTAACCATGATGGACGTTACTGGGTTGAGGATAGTTCACTCTTTGGACTTATCAAGAACGATCGCTTGGCAACGAAAGAAGAAGGCGCTCAAATTGATGCTGCTATTAAGGCTAAGGAAGCGGCAGATGCTGCGAAGAAGAAAGCTGAAGAGGAGCAGGAGAAGCTTCAAAAAGAAATCGACGATGCTAAGAATGGCCTTACTAATAATGAGGCTATCAATAAGGCGAATGAAGAAGCTAGTAAAGCCGCTAAAGCGCAAGAGGCAGCGGCTAAGAAAGCAGAGCAAGCAGCTGAAAAACTAGCCAGTTCGGTAGAACGTCTTAACGAGCTTATACGTAGTCTTACACTTCAATCCTTAGAGATTGATGGTAGCCAATATGAAATCGACAAGCTCAACGCTAAGAACCAATACGAAACGAATAATAAGAACATCCGTGAGATTATTCGTTCTGCAGCCGGCTTAAATGGTGGCGGTGGTACTGGCCAAGCGGCAAGTGTGCTAGATGCGGCTAATGCTCAATTAGGCAAGAAGTACGTATTAGGTGCAGAAGGTGATTGGGCTACAGATTGTGGCAAGCTATTCGCAGATAGTATCCGGGAATCGTTTGGTGTTAGTACTGCTAGATATGTCCCATACATAATGCGTGATTCTAGAGCCGTAGGTGCATGGCACGATGCAGGAGATGGCTATGTTCCTAAAGCCGGTGACGGTGTCGTTGTACTTGGTGATAACCATGTAGTCATTGCCGATGGTAATGGCGGTTATACTGGGGCTAACTCTCACGGACCTGGGGGTGTAGGACCTGGTCAAGTACTTCAATCTAGTTCTATTGAAGGTGACTTCGGCGCAGTAACAGGGTATGTAGATACCGCACTATATGCAAAAGCGTATGGCGGTAATGTTGGTGGCGGATGGGGTAGCTCAGTCGATGCCTTAAAGAACGCTAATGCTAAAGCGTTGGCAAACTCCAACCTAGTAGCGGAAGCTAAGGCCAAGAACGAGGAAGTATATCAAAAGAAACTCGAAGAAGCTGACCGTAATCAAAAAATCCGTGTACGTAAGATGAACGAGGAAATTTCAAAACTTGACCTTGAACGCACAGGTGATCGCTTGCAATTACTCAAGACGGAAGCCGAAGCTCAAAAGGCTCAAATCGATGATAACGTTCGTGAGTACACGAAGGCAGTAGGCGATAAGACATTAGCCGAAAAAAGAGCTAATGCCGAGAAGCTAAAGATTACTGCTGATACGGAACAGAAAATCAGAGAGTTAGCATATACGCAACTCAACGAGGACTCTGAACGCCAATCTAACTTAGTAAGACTTGGACGGATATCTCAATCGGATGCAGATCAAGTACTTAATGAACAGTTACGAGCTTATATCGAATTCGCTCAACGAGAACTCAACGAGGCTCAGCTAAGCGCTACTCAACGCTTACAAGTAGAAAAGAACCTCGTTGAAGCGCAGCAAAAGCTATGGGAAATAGCCGGACGTAACTTGCGTACTAGCCTAGCAGAAGGTGCTAGACAGTATAGTTTAGAGGTAGTGAACTATGGCGACCTAGCTAAGTCTACCTTTGATAGTACGATGAGCAGTATTAACTCCTCATTTACTAGTCACTTGGAAGCAATGGCTACAGGTACTGAGTCTTTCGGTAAGGGACTAAAGAATATCTTTAAGGATATTACAAATAGCATTATTAAAATGCTTGTTAACCTTTCATTCCAACAGTATGTACAACCTAAGCTACAAAGCCTATTCGGTGGAGTGGTAAGCGGTATCGGTGCTATTGGCGCCGGTCGTGGCGGTGTATCTTCGTTTGCAAGTGGCGGTTCTTTCAGTTCAGCATTTACAGGCAATAGCTTCGGTAAGTTTGCAAGCGGTGGTATTGCTCCTGCAGGTATGACATTAGTTGGTGAGAATGGCCCAGAGCTCTTACAGTTCAACTCTTCTCATCGCATTTACAATGCTAGCCAAACACGTAAGATGATTAGCGGTGAAGGAGCTAGTAAAGTAACGGTTAACATCATTAATCAATCTGGCCAACAACTAGATAGCCAACAACAAGAAACTA